AATGTATACCGCCAGATAGCGTCATAGAATGCCTAAACTGTACAGGTACACTATCTATACCATACTTGTCTAGTTCTCTCATCAGAGGCTCTTGTGCTGAGTCTAACACTACTGTATTTTCGTCTACACTCAATAAGTTCATACCAATATAAGGTGAGCATGGAGGCATGTAGCCTTGCTCTGCAAGTTTGCTTCCTTGTACAACACAATCATCAAACCAAATCTTGTCCCATTTTTTAAACATCTCAGGACAGTTATCAGGTGTTACCCTGCTACTATTCATTAATACTAATCCTGGTCTAAGTGGAACAATAGTGCTGTCAAAATGTGCAAAACTATATAGTTCGCTGTAATGCATTTTATAACCCATAGGTTCAACTAATCTTTTTAACCACTGGTAACCTTTCATGTTTCCTGAATTACTAACTTGGTATAATAAGTCTTTTCCAACTCTTACTATGTTCGGTGCATCAAAACAAATCTCATGGTTAAGTAATGTTGGTTTGTCTTCTATATCTTCAAATGTGTACATGTCATCATGTAACTTTGGTTTAGGTGCTGACATCCATAAAGCACCATCTTCAAATGCTTCATACATAATGTCTTCGTATAATCTTGTTTCAAAGTATCTTGCTCTTACAGGAGTAGGAGTTTCTATAAGCATGTCGCCTAATGGTAAAATTAAATCTCTTGGACACCAACTATACCAGCCTTTTGATTGCCAGCCTTGTCCAATATCGTAACTTTTTTGTTCCCAATCAATGACTTTAGGCCTATGAACTTTTACACCCATTTTACTAAGTGCATCTGCAAGTCCGTCTGCATCTTCATTGGCTTCGTCAATTACCCATTGTGGGTAAGGCCCTTCTAGTTTTTCTACATCTTCTTTATTAAAATTAGCATAACTAAAACTTCTTGCTGAAATATCTGTTGCTATTCTGGAATGGTCTGCTCGACCTACAATGATTTCCTCTAAAGGGTCCCAATCATTGTGTGAACTAACTATCATACATTTGTCTCCTGTGTGTATTATGTTACTATTTATTTAACAATCACCTAACCAGTCCGAAATACAGACTCTGTAGTTTCCTGATACTCCCCTATTATATTCTGAATGTCTGATATCGTCCCCTAGACCAAATATCATTGTATCTGTCCACACTAGGTCTTCGTTAGAACATATTGTTTCGTATAAGTCTCTATACTTTTCCCAATTATAATCAGGCGAAAAGTTTCGCATATACTGTACACCTAATGCCATGCTATAATTATTTTGCATTTTTACCTCATTGAGCATACTTACGCCATCATCAACATAATCTCTAGTAAATCTAATACCTACTCTGTGATTTTCTAATGTAAAGAAAGGTTTACTTAAACTACATGTTACTTCTTTAATAGCAGGATATTTATTTAAATCTATATGTACAAATTTACTAATTCCCCAATACGCCAGATCTAGGCATACAGGTATATCCATTACATTACAGACTTTCATTATGTGTTCAAAGTCAGGGTGTATACAACCAAAATCGCTAAATGGTGCACTTATTAGTAATGCATGTAATCCTGGACCTTTTAATATACTTTCTAGATGATGTGGAGAATGTAGATTTTGAAATTGTACATGTTTGCCTAAACAGGCATGATATTGAAAGTCACCGTTCAAGACTATTATTTCTCTGTCTTTACTATGTCGTAATATAAATTGGTCAAACGTTTGACTGGTGCCTTGTGTGTAATCTGCATGTTTAAATTCGTTTAATCCGTTAAGGCTTTTTGTATCTGAATAGTTAAGCCATTCTCTCCAGACCTTTTGATATTCTTCGAGACTTACATTTTTTAAATCATCTTTATCTAGATGCCAATGGAAATCTTGTATTTCTTTATTTCTAACAGGTCTTGCTCCTCTAACTGCAGGCATTATGAATCTCCTGGAAAAAGTTTTCATTACTTTTCCTTCTAAATGTTCCGTCTACTAAATGATTATAATTAAACTCTACACTATCTTTTGTTTTTTCTAATAGTTCTTGATAAGCAGTAGGGCTTAGATTTCTTATATATTCAAATACAGTAAAAAATCCTTTTACTCTATCTAATAAAGTATCTGCTTCATTAAAGTTAATTGGCCAACACTCATCAAATGTTTTAAAATCTATACTTTTTAGTTCTTCGTAAATACCTTTACATCCAAATGTAATAAAAGGCTTTTTAAATGCCATAGGTATAAATTGTTTTTCATCCACATACCCATAACCGTAAGGTTCGCCACCAGGTGTAATTATTATATCACAGTCTTCATACAACCAGGGTCCAGGGATACCTCTATCATCTATATTTTTCATATCTATAATATGTGGCCTACTCATAATATTTTCCATTATAGACTTAAACATACTATCTGTAATATCTTCTTTATTAATTAATTCGTTTAAACTTGTAGCCATTAATTGTATATGATAAGGATACTCATGTTTTGTATTTGGATTGTTTGCAACTTTAGATATAGCATTTGGACCTAAACTGTAAAACCTACCATAAGTAATATCTTCTAATCCCATAGCACTATTTTCTAACATAGTAGAAAATAATAATCTGTGTGACCTACAATTTCTTAATGTACATAAAAATTTATTTGGTACAATATTATATAATCTTTTTTCCCTAGGCCCCATTGTCCTATTCATTTCTAAATGTACTTTATTAAATTCTTTTTCCTCTGATAAAAATGTCATATAATGAACTCTATCAAAATACCAAAGTTTATGTATTTTAAAGACATTTTTAACTCTTGATGTATGAGTTGTATAGTGACCAAAATAATCAGTGGTTTCCCCTGATCCACTTAATATAATTTTGATGTTTGGGTTTGCTGACCCTAATTCTGCGAAATAAATATTTGCATCAAAGAAATAAGGTTCAGTACTAGAATAAAATAAAAATGCTAAATTAGGTAAATTTAGTGAAAGTATATGCTGTACTACTTTATCTATCTCTTTACCAAAAGGTGATAGTTCGTAATATTTACGATTTTCTATTGTGATGGGAAAACTTTGTATATCTATAGGAACAAGTGTTATATCATTACTATTACATTTAGATACATCACCATTATTAATTATATTAATATCAAACATTTCGTTAAATGGATTATAGTTTTGTTCTAATTCTATTTGTGTTAGTATATGTAATGGCAAAGGCTCACGGCCTGTCCAACCATTGGCTTTATGCTGTTCTATTGTTTCATCTGTAAACTGAAACCCGTCATGTAAATAGAATATATTAATATTTTTCATAAGTTATCCTGGCGGAAAGGGAGGGATTCGAACCCTCGGTACAGTTACCCGTACTCCTCCTTAGCAGGGAGACGCTTTAAGCCACTCAGCCACCTTTCCGTTTTTTATATTTATCGTTGTTATATACAGTTATAATTATATTACGATAGGATTCGTAAAGGCGATAAATAGTACTATGCCAAAAATAAGTTTATGGAATCCAGTCAAAACAAACGACTACTCATTCACCGATAGAATTGTCGGAGAGCATTTATATGCCGGTGGTACCGGGGTACATATCCATAAATATTTAGGAGTACATAACTCACCTGATGAAAAAGACCCTACAAGACCTAGTAGTGCCGCAAATGATACAGAAGTTTTTATACAAGACTTGTTATTCTTAGAAAATAGAGATCGTAAATACGATAAAGACATTTACGAATTACGTGGACAATATAATCTTGGTGACGGTGATGCTTTTGATTTAACACAATTTGGTATGTTCCTTGCAAACGATACATTAATGATGAATTTCCATATTGAAAGTATGGTAGAAGCAGTAGGCAGAAAGTTAATGGCAGGTGATGTTTTAGAGTTGCCGCATTTAAGAGACGACTTATTACTAGGCAGTGACGAAGCAATCAATAGATACTATGTAGTAACAGATGCCAGTAGACCAGCAGAAGGGTATGATCCTAGATGGTGGCCTCACTTGTGGAGAGTTAAGTTAGGACCAATTACAGATTCACAAGAGTACAGAGATATTCTTGGAACTGGTGAGGAAGAGGAAGATTTAAGAAACTTAATAAGCACCTATGCTAATGATATTAATATTAATGATAAAATTTTAGAACAAGCAGAACGTGATGTACCGTTTGATCCTCAATTTAGAAATACTACACATTTATATTTTGATGAAACTGTACCGGACAAACCAAGTATAGACTTCGGTGGTGCAGACGGCACACCAGTAAATGGTTTAAGTTTAGTAGGTAGCGGAGCAACATTCCCTACTTCAGGTACTAGTGACGGCGATTACTTTTTAAGAACAGACTTTAGTCCAAATAGATTATTTAAAAAATCAGGAACACGTTGGTTAAATGTAGGTTCAGATGGTCGTCAGGCTTGGTCAGCGGCAAATAGAATACTAGCAACCTTTATTAATAATGATAATATTACTAGCGATAGTGACGGTGGTGAAGCAAACGAAAAAACAAATTTAAGTAAGGTTATTAAACCTAAAACGGATAACTAATGGCAGGTAAGAATTTAGATTATTGGTATGATGAACAGATAAAACGTTATCTAATTCAGATCATTAGAATATTCTCTAATTTTAAAGTAAGAGAATACACCAAGACAGGTGCAAGTTATAATAGAGTACCTGCACGATACGGTGATGCTAGTAGAATGGTAGCAAATATATTGCGTAATAATTCTGAAAACGTAATTAATAATGCTCCGTTTATAAGTGTTACAATACAAAGTATACAACCAGCAAGAGATAGAATTGCCGAGCCTTTCTTTGTTGATACTAATCAAATAGCAGAAAGAGAATATGACCCAGAAACAGGAACATACTCTGCTGAACAAGGAAATTTATACTCAACACAGAGATATATGCCTGTGCCTTATAATCTTACAGTTAATGTAGATATATGGACTACTAATACTGACACAAAGTTACAGGTACTGGAACAAATATTTGTACTGTTTAATCCAAGTATACAATTACAATCCAATAGTAACCCTTTAGATTGGACCAGTGTTTTTGAAGTTGAACTTACAGATATTGCATGGAGTAGTAGAAGCATACCAGCAGGCGTAGATGAGAATTTAGATATTTCTACATTAACCTTTGCTATACCTATATGGATCAGTCCTCCTGCAAAAGTTAAAAGACAAACAATTATACAAGAAATTATTAATAATGTACACTCTGTATCAAGTATATCAGACTTAGGATTCAGTAACGATTATGCAGACTTCTTTAACGACATAGAAGATACATTCGAGATTGTAACTACTCCAGGTGATTACAAAGTTCAAGTAATAGGTGCTACGGCTACACTAGTAGACCAAAAAGGTACAGAGATTAAATGGTCAGATATTATAGAGCAATTAGGTGAAATAAGAACTACAAGTTTACTAAAATTAAATATCAGCGGTGATTCTGATAACCTACTTAATTTAGTATATGGCACAGTAGCAACTAGTCCTTCAAGCGATACTCAATTAATTTTTAATTTAGATACTGATACATTGCCTACTAATACTCTTACTGCAATAGATAAAATTATAGACCCTAGAGCAAATTATCCGGGAGATGGCACATTGGATGCCGCGGCTAACGGACAAAGATACTTAATTACAGAACAAGTTACAAAATCAGGATACACCAATTGGGATATTGATGCAAACGAAGATGACATCATACAATATAACGGTTCTACATGGACTGTAGTTTTTGATGCAAGTGCAAATGGTAGTGAGATACATTACATAAACAATACATTTACCACCAAACAATACAAATGGACAGGCAAAACCTGGATAAGTAGTTATGAAGGCGAATACAATCCAGGATTTTGGAGACTGAGTTTATAATGATCACAACGGCGGCAGGAGTATTATTCCTTGCCAAAGACACAGGTAGATGTATGTTGCAATTACGAGAAGGCAACAAAAGATTTAACCATACATGGGGTTTTTGGGGAGGCACAATGGAGAAAAAAGAAACTCCATATGAGTGTATCCAACGAGAATTAGAAGAAGAAATAGGGTTCGTTCCAGAACTACAAAAATTAAATCCATTAGATGTTTATCAAAGTAAAGATAAAAACTTTTACTATTATAGTTTTGTATATGTTGTAGATCAAGAATTTCAACCACCAAAACTAAATGGTGAAAGTGCAGGATATGCCTGGGTAGATATAGGCCAATGGCCTAAACCATTACATAATGGGGCAAGAGTAACCTTATCTAAAAACAATGGCACAGAAAAACTACACACTATACTGCAAATAAATTCTAGATAAATACTAGTATGAGCAAAGGCGAAATAATCGATTTTGTACTTTTGCGGATAACCACTGAGCTAGACAAGTTCGAAAGAACGACTACAATCCCACATACACTACTAGAAGGTGCAATAGAAATAGACGAAATACAAGACGTCTATTATGAGAAGTTATCGCCGAAGTATCAAAAAATGTTTGATAAACTGTTAAAACAGTATCATCAGAATATTGGCGAAAATATAGAGTCTCTTAAAAAAGCAATGAAAAAAGACTATGCTAGAGTCATAAAGACTATGGCTACTGAACATGAAAGTTTTAAATTTCCAGAAATTATGAAATTATACAGGCCTGGAATGAACCCAATAAGAGGATTGTACTATCAAACAAGAGAGGCTACAACTAGATTTAATCCGGAACACCCGTTCCATCATTGGTTAGTAGCATTAGTTACTGATTTAGAATACAATAATATACTACTAGATGCTCTCGGTAAAGATGTGCGTAAATTAGAAAAAATTATTAAAAGATATTATTTTCCTTTAATCGAACACGGTGATGGAATACCTTTAGAATTATTTCATGCAAAGCAACAACTAAAAGATTTTAGACATTACTATATGTTTTTTAGAAATATAAAGGATTGGGAGCCAGACGAATAATTAATAAATTTTTCTTATCTGGTAGTCAAAAGGTTCAACAGTTCTAATTTCAAATGCTCTTCCATCCATATCTTTTCCTTTAATATGTTTAGGAGTTTTCTTAGTAATCTTCTTTAAAAGATATCTTTTATGAGATCTTGTAGTTGTAATATTACCATCTCCGTCTCTAATAGAATCCTTTAAGTACCATACTGTTAATTCATATTCTTCATAGATAATTTTAAACCAAAGTCTTAGTATTGCTTTCCATATTGTAATTAATAGTTTTACGATAAACTGGACTGCAATCTTAGTCTTTTGCCATAGCCATACCAATGAAGGCTTTACTTTCTGTGTTATATTGTGTAAAAAGTTTTTCATACTCTTATTTATTTAATTTTTAAATATCCAGTTACCAGTTATTCTATTATCTAAGGTGGTATTAAAACATCCTACTGAATGCCAGGAATTACTATTTGGTTTTATAATTAATAATTGTCCAGGTTGTCCACCAAGTTCTATGCCTTTATCCCACATATGTACCCACCATCTAGAATCATCTTCATCTGCCCAGCCTGGTTCTTCTTTATGAATATGTGTACCATACATGTATTCAGGATTTAAATAAAGTATTGCCCTTATAGGCATTTCGGTATATGATACTTCACCATCAGGCATCAGTAATTCTCCCGTATAATCATCGTGTGGTATAATTTCGTCTTCTTTATTAAATACTTGTAGGCCGTGTATTAAAGTTGTCGTATTTACATCAAATGCTGTATTTACAGCACTTATGATATCTGCCTTATTATTTTCTATGTATTCGTGTACCGGGTGATAGGCTGACCAAAGCTCTGTTTTTACTATGTTTTCTTCAGTTGCCCAATCTATTGCAAAGTCATCTATTAATATGTAATCTAAATTATAATGTTTTATATTTTCTTTAGATATTTGATCTATTTTCATTTTGATGTTTTACGCTCAACTCCGTCCCAATCACCTACAGGCATTGGTTGTTTGATTCTTTCTGCATACAGTTCTGCAAGTGTATCATTCCATTTATGATCTTTTATTATCTCTATTTGATTTGAGCAAGTTGCCCACTCTCTGTTTTGATATGCGTCTACCATTCTGTTTATAACTCTTGCATACTTGTGATCATTTAGTATGGTATAAATTGTTACTGGTGCTGTTTGTCCTTTAACTGCAATTTTATCTAGCATTACTAAATTTTCCGGAGTGTTAATTTGTTTTAGTGTATGCTCGGTAAACATAAAGAACACACCATACTCTTTGGTTTGTGCTTCTAGTCTTGCCGCTAAGTTCACACTATCACCTAAAACTGTATAATCAAAACGTTGATTACTGCCCATATTACCTACTACGGCATCTCCTGTATTAATACCTATACCAACACCTAACTCCATAAGTCCATCTGCTTTAAGTTCTTTGTTTAGTTTTTTAAGTTCAACTTCCATTTCCTGTGCTGTTTCTATTGCCAATTGAGCATGATTATCTACATCAAGTGGCGCATTCCATATCGCCAT